TTATTGGTTTTGAGCCGGCATTGTCTTTGATAACGCGAATTTTACAGCCCAGATAGCGCCGTTAATAACTAAGGGAAGAATAATCTGATCACGAATCATATTCCAGCCTGTTTCCGACTTGCTCTGTTCCTGGATTTGTGCTGTGAATTTGTCGGCGACCGCTTCAACAGCAGGGAGCGCATTTGTCACGATATTCTGTGTCAGCTCGTTCTTCATGTCTTCTGTAACGATGTCAACATCCAAAGCATCTACAATGCTATCTCTGATATCTGTCCATTTACTCATTTTCCATACCTCCATTAAATACAATAATTGTATGGTAAGCCTATCTCACAATAAGCTACATTCGTAATCGGTTACGCCGCGGGCAATAGCCGCCGCAAAATCATCTGAGCGATCTACAAGCAGAGTCGCATCATCGTCATTGTCAATAAATGCCGTTTCTACGAGTACCGCCGGCATATCGGTGTGCTTCAAAACGATGAGCCCAGGCATTTCTTTGACGCCTCGGTCTACTGTGCCCAGGGCACCTACAATCTGATTTTGAATGCATTGAGCGAGGTTTCCACCATTGCTCATACGACTGTAGCATTCAACCTCTGTCCCTCTTGCCTGACCGTTTGCCGCATTGCAGTGAATACTGATAAAGCAGTCAGCGCCCCAGTTATTTGCGTCATCGCATACAGGAATCGGACGGTCATCATACTGACTGTCGTAGTATAGGTTATCTGATTGTAAGAGCCGGCATTCACATCCTGCCGCTTCGAGGTATTCCTTTACCCTAGCGCCGATTTTTGCAGCCACATCACATTCACGCAGTCCGCTTGTGGGATTGACTGCACCGCTGTCATAATCTAAATCGTGACCCGGATTGATATATACTTTCATTTCTTTGCCCCTCCTTTATCGGTTAGCTGTTCCAGTGTATCCTTTAATTTACTCGGAATCGGGAGCCCTGCTTTTGCTGCATTCTCTACTATGGAAAGCCCTTCGTTTCCCAGAAAAAACCACACAACGAGTGACTGTATCGCTGGCTGTCCTGTCGCCCTATCGAGCTCATGAGCTAACGCGACCAACAGCAGGATGACTATTTTCTTGCAGATGCCCCTGAACCCGCGTTGGCTGCTGAGCTGCATATTGGGGTTAATATACGCCGCTAAAATACCGGTCATATAATCAATGGCCATAGCTACCAGGAGTGCCTCAATCACGTCATTCCAACCAATTAGATACGAAAAAACGGTGCCAATGCAGGATACAGCCGTCCCCCATCCGATTTGACCGCCGGACGGGGCGATCTCGTGAAAAAAAGCAAGCAGTGAATTCATTATGCTTCACCACCTGCTTTCGTTGGTTCTTGGTCTTTGTTCTGTGCTTCTTCCGTATAGTTCACGCATTTCGGATTCTGGCAGGTCCCGTCATCCCGCAGCGTGTGGACGCAGAACTTGCATCTTTTCTTCAGTTTGAATGCCATTATTTATCACTCCCTTCCGTTGCCGCTGTAAGTTCGGCGGCGATGGCATCGCTCTGCTCTTTGTAGTATGTATTTAGATCCGCAAATTCGCCTTGAATGCTTGCTGCAGCATCGGTGTCGCCATTAAGGTTAGCCACCAACAACGATTGCCCCAACTCCTGCTGTGCCGCCGTGTATTCCGCGTCAAGTGAGGCCTGTTTATTTGCGGCTTTTTCTTCAGCGGTCGGTTCGGGCGGAATGTATTCGGTCGGTTTTCCGTCAGATCCACGAACTTTGCCGTTCAAGTATTTAACGAAATCTTCCGCGGTGATGATTTCCGCAATGGCCACGTCTGAGGATGTAGCCTTTACCTTATCGAGCAATGCGGCTTTTTTGTCTGCGTTCTTCTCCCTGTCCGGATTAAAGTCGCAGATCATACTGCATACTCGTTTGCCGTCTTTATCAAATCCTGCGGCATAATAATCTACGTTTGTATCTTTCATTTTTATCACCCTTTCTAGATTAAATTAATGGCGTGGATAAGCTCAGCCAGCGTTTTATGCGTATAGACTTGCTTTGTAATGCCGTCCTGCTGATGGCCGAGAATCATCTTCACACATACGTCATTGGCTCCGGCAGAATTTAATAGGCTGGCGCACGTATGCCGGGTCTCATGCAGGGTATGCACCAACCCAAGTCGTTTTAGCGCTTTTTTTGTACCGCTCGTGATAAGATGTATAGCTGTACTTTTTCCCGGACCGGTTAAGCACAAATATGTTTTTATCCTGGCAACGTGTCTCCCAGAATGGCAAAACTTTTTTAGCAATCGGAACGTGACGATTTCTGCCGGCGGCTGTTTTGCTGTTCCGTACTAAAAACCATCGTTCCTGAAGATGTACGTCCGCAACCTTCAGCGCCAGCAGCTCGCCAATACGGACGCCGCAGTAAATCAACATAAGGATTTCCTGAACAGCCTCATCGTCCGTATGCTCCCAGAGAAGGTCGATTTCTTCACGGCTATACGGTCGCTTCTTGTATACCGGGACGTTCTTCCCCAGCTCTAAGTACTGTGCGTAGTTTTTATCTACGATATCAGTCTTGCAAGCGTACTCATACAGCTGATATAGCAACGTTTTGACTTTCTTCTGACTGGAATACGACAATCCTTTTTCCCGTACCTTATCCATGACAGCCTGAATTTGCTTATAACGAACATCGATGAAAGACATCCTCCAGAGGTCTGAACAATACGCATATGCCGATTCATAGCTTGTTTTTGAGCTTTCACCGATCATAGGCCATTTTTCCTGTTTCCATTCGTGATACAGCTCTTCGAATGTCGGGCCGTCGGTTTTGCGCCTTATGAATTTTCCTCCATTGAGTTTAATCAGATATTGAAATGCGTCTTCCCTTGTCTCAAAACTGCCAAGGTATTTTTGCCGCCCGTCAATACTCTTGCATACGGCATATGGTTTACGGCGATTACCACTCATTTTTCTAATGCATCCGAATCCGTTTGGCAGTTTCATCATACCACCTTCTTTCAAAATGATTTCCGTGACCTCTGTAAGGTCATTAATAATGCTACTAATTTCGTTTAATATGATTTCCCAGTTTTCCATAGCCACTAAGCCTCCTTCGTGGCTATGGTACATCAAAAATTTTAGACAGTGGGGAAGGGTTATTGCATATAAAACTGGAACCACTTTTTATGTCCCAATTACAATGAAAAATGAATTGTTTAGAGCGCAATCACTTGCTAATGGTAACGCTAAAGATTTAACATCTATCGAGCCGTTAAACGGCGATTATATAATATACGGGTTTGGTTCAGCTGGCGCATGGGTGACATGGTTGTTAATTGGTACTGTTTAACCTCTGCCAATGACAACAACTCTGTATGTGTCTAAATATTCCACTGGAGTGCTATCGATTGTACACGATTGCTTACTGATGGTTCTAACTACAGCATCAGCGGCTCCTTTTGTACCTAAGCTTGTTGTTCCAGCAAAAGCTATACAAGGATTACAAGTGACGGGGTAGTAAAAAGTAGCACTTCCCATTCCAGGGTCTTTTTCACTAGTTCCCCACTGTTTACCATCCTATTGCAATTACTCGTAAATCATACCCGGTTAAAGAGCAATGTGCCGTGGAGGCTGACGTCATGGATACGCTCCATCCGTCTGTCGGATGCGTTGCGCCGTCACTGTGATATGGAGTCACTAATAATGTGGCTGTGTCTGCTGCGGTAAATGCAATCGGAAATGTTATATATTCTTGCGATTTGCCAGTAGATAACCACTGTATAATTATATTTCCAAAAAAGCTCCCTAAACATAAGTACCCGTTCTGCGCCGCAAGGAATCGTACCCCGGATGCCGTAAGCACTAATTTTAGTAGCTGCCCGAACCAGCTGTCGGTCGTCAATGCGCTAATTATGGAAATGACAGTCGTCAGGGCCATCTTTTTTACGATATCGTCCCCGAGGTCTGTAATCTTTTCAAGTATGCCATCATGAGCATTGGCATTGCTGTCATGCTCGCTTATCTTCTCTTCGACCTGAGCTTTCGTCAAATATACGATACTCCCATCAATTGATACACTGACGTTCGCTTCATCGGTCACGAAGACTTGTACTTCAAAGGTATTCTCGTCAGTCGGTGTATTTTTATCAGGAATGCTGTCGTAGTTGTTGCCGGCGTTTGAGTAAGCAAAAAGAACTTCGTCTCCGTCATCAAGCTTTGCAAATATCCCCAGCTCTCGATTGTTAAAGCCTTTCTCAAGCGTGGAATTGGAAACATTGAAAATCAGTGTGATGGACGTCCCATTGTCGGCTACCTTCTTATCTGTAATCGGTAGCGACATGCGTTCATCTTTAAGCGCTGTAAAATCCCGGATATCATCGCTATCTGCCAGTGTCCCGGCCCCATACGCGCCTCGGGTAAATGTCAGTGTATGGCCGTTGACGGCCTGCGTTAAAAGCTTGTCCCCGTTATACGTCGGGGTTAAATTCGGGAATATTGCCATTAGTTATACCCCCCTGAATTTTCGTAACTTTACGTGAATGAGAAATAAATACAACCGCCCTTAATGACGTTGGCTGTACTGTTGTCGTGGCTACGCTCTGTACTTTCAGCTTCACGACATTATGCTGTCTGGCTATGCCGAAGCACTTCAAGCCGCTTTTCGCCTGCGTAAGGGTACTGAGCTTGTACCCCAGATGCGCCGGAAGATATGTCCGGATAGCCGTGCGAAGATTTGTATAGTCGAGCACTTGGCCGCCGTGATAACGGAAAATAACTTCGTACTTTTCCGGGTAATCGATGACGTCGCCCTGCCCATCTGCTAGATACAGATTCAGGAGTTTTGTCAGGAGCTCTTTTGTCACCGTGTCAGCGCCTTGTAATTTCTGCAGGATGGTTTGTCGCCTGTCGGTATACCGCAGTTTTGTATTTGTTGGTATGCCTAGCATCTGCTCCCAGCTTTCCAAACCCCAGGTGGCCGTTTCCACGAAGGCCTGCTTCGCTGTATCTATCAATGCCAAACGCTGGCTTTCATGTTCTTTGGATAGGACATTTAGGGCATTGGAGAACTCTGGATCATGAGAAAGAAAAGCCGGCAAATACCGGCTCAAGTCAACAGGTACGTTCCGTAGGAATTGAAAATCCGGTGTATCAGCCATTGAGCACCACCTCCGTGACTTTAGGAATCTGCTCTTCCGTCAGTGTAATGTTTTTTACATCGCCGTTAATGGTGAGTGAATCGTAGTCCGTAACTTCAGTGGAGTCATCGTCGATAATCATTTTTCCAACGACCGCATACGAAACTTTCTCCCCGCTAAAATTTTTAGATGTAAAGTATGTATTCAGCAGCGTTTTAATGGCCTCTGCATCCCCTTTCCCTTTTGTCGGGGTCAGTGCAATACGCAGTTCGAGGATAGCCGGCGCTACGACTGTTACGGTAGCACCAATAGGATGCTTAGCTTCGATGACAGTAGATACCCGGGAGAGTAAATCGTCCGATGCCGGATTGCCGTCTGAATCAGTAATAATGATTTTCACCGTCCCGTTCCCATTCCATAAGGGTACGACGGTCACATGGCCAACACCGGATATGGACGTAGCCCACTCGGTATAGTCATTTACATTTCCTGACGTAGCTGGCTGCCGTACCTTAAAAATAAGCCGGTTGTATAGTGTGGCATCGTCTTCTTCATCAAAACCATCATACGTGGCCTCGGCATTTGTTACAGCGCTAATGCCAGGAATGGACATAGGGATAACCGTAATCGTGCCGGCTTCCACATTCCCTACCGTTCCTGTCATAGTACACTTAACAGGAACATCTCCGGAACTGGTAATAGTGACGGCTTTTGTGGTAGAGAACGCAAGGCCCGTATCCGTTTGAAATACGCTACCCTGTGGTACGTCCCCATTCCCTGTCACGGTCACCGTGCCTTTGGCCTTTACAGCTTGCCGGCGAAACACGCCGTGCTCCTCCGCTCTCATGTCGAGGTATTCGCCCCAACTTGTACGGGCAAACGCGGCTTTATATGCCTGTTCCCGTTCGACTTCCTGTTTTGCAAATTCAATACTGTTGGCGGCAAAAGAGTCATAGGTAAACGTGCCTTCAAAACTGGAAACATCCGAACTGGAGTTTTTCTGCAATTCACTTAAGATTTCCACCTGCTCGCGCACTTCATACATCGACACTCACCTCCCCGTAAATCGTGGTAATTGTAATGGAAATCGTCACCTTGTCGCCTTCATGGTCAATCGCTACGTTATCAATACTTTTGATGTACGGATTGACCATCAGGCATTCAATGATGACGCGCTTAATTTCACTGTAACGTTGCTGTACGCCCATGACCTTACCGATGATTGGCCGCAGTTCAATCCCGTACTGCCAACTATAAGCCAGATAGCGGAAGCGCTCTGTACTGAGGGCCTTGTAGATCCACACCTTAATGGCCTCGTCTTTTTCGACGATGATGTGCCGGCCTACCTTATCATATAAAAAGCAGTCCTGGTCAAAGTCCCAGGCATATTCTTTCGGGGCCGGCAGATCTGACGTATAGGTATTGACAGATACGGCCCCGGTAAAGGGATATTCTGCACTCATAATTTCACCCCGCTGTCTGCCAGCCAGTATAGCTGCTCGTTCTGGCCGTAAATCGGTATTAGGAGGACCAGCGTCCCCGGTTTCAGCGTATCCGTCCAGGTCTCATCGTTATCAATGGGATGGTTGTGGCTCTCATAGGCCGCATCCCCGGACCCACCTGCCCGGTCACTTGTCTGGCCGACCATATGGCGGGTATACCCAGGCAGCAGATACCGCGAACAATAAACGTCCTTGGCGGTAATTTCAATATTATTCATTTTGACCACCAGTGACGGCGGCGGACTTACGACAATGCCGACCTGCGCGCCGCGCGGAAGGTCGCCCTGCACCACGCTGTGCATCACATCGACGATGGCCGCCGCAGACTGCGAGGCCGAAGGGATTCCTGCCATAGTAGCCACCTCCTACATATGACTCGTTTTGATAATGGACGTCGGCGTCATGCCGATGTTATAGATACCGCCGGTTCCAACAGCCCCGGCGCCGCCGTTCCCGCTGGAATTATTACCGACATATTGGCCATCGCCGGCATAGACGACAACGTGTTCGTCGCCATCAAAGACGACGCAGTCACCGACTTCCAGGTTCGATTCGTCAAAGGGGATAACAGCATCACCGGCATCAGCCATTAACGTCGGCACCGAGGCGACGCCGTTATCACATTCTTGTTTCAAGAAGGGACTATAATAACTGCCAATACGCGTAGCGGCCTCGACACAGCCGTTTCGGCCATCTGGCATGGTAGCGCCTTCCCAGGCGGCAAAACCAGCTTGTACGCCCGCTGACGCCTCTAAATTTGCCCCGCCGATGGCCGAGGCCGTGCGCCCGGTCTTGGTCTTGACAGTCGTATCTTTCGGCTTTTCTTCTTTGTTCATAAGGTTTTCAAACTCGATTTCCAGCCGCATCTCGTGGATGCCGTTCTCAAACGTATGCGTATCGGATTTAATCCAAAATTTCCCGCAGAGTTCTGTCAAAATATCTCGGATCTGAATGGAGTATGACGATTTAGCAGCATAACTGCCCGTCATCTGGAGTATACCGGAGCGGTCCGGACCATGGAACAGCTTGTTGATGGCTTCCTGGGCATTGTCATTCGGGTTCGTCTTATAGACGTCCTGAACCATAGAATATTTCTGTATCCATTCATCCTTTGTCTGGTAACCCGTAACGTTGCCCTGCTGGTCAGTAATCATGATGCTGTTGACCATGTCCTCGATGGATTCCTTGTACTGGCTGTTCTCGATATTGACGTATTGGTCTGCCGCCAGCCCTTCGATAAGCTCACCTTTCTTGATGACGTCCAGCTCATCGCCCCGCATGATGGGATGGAAGAGGACGTCCGGATCGTCCTTATTCTCTTTGTGCGCATTAATTTGTTTCGCCGCGTCAGTATAGGCAATCATGATAATCTGATAGCCCGTCTTTTCCTGAGCAATGAAAGAGACTTTCTTCCCGGTCTCGGCCAGCTTTCCGGCTTTGATACCCAGCTCACTGCATACCGCCTTGGCGATGTCCTCGGCCAGCATATCCGTGAATTTTCGCGTCGTCTTCGACCGGCAGAGGATGAAAAGATTATCATAGGCCGTGACCGTCACCGTGGACTGCTGGACGTCTTTTTCGATGGAGTAGACGTTGCCCTGGAATTGCAGACTTCCGTCTTCATCATAGCCGTAGACCGTTTCACCGCAGTTGATGACGTAGTTCGGCAGATTCGGGTCCCGGGCGTCCTGAACGTACGAAAAGGTCAGCTTCCGGGCTACCTGCAGCCGGGAGCCCTCCCAGGTGATTCTCCCCACGGTGAGGCGGGACAAATCATCTATCGTTTCAGTCTGCTTCGTCGTCTGGTTGCCTTTTTCGTCGGTCGTGGTTTCCGTCTTGACGCTCTTATGCTTGATGATCAATTCTTAATCACCCACTTCCGGATCTTGCCCGCGTTGTTGATGACCAGGCTCTTCAAATTATTGCTCTTGGCGACGCGGCGCCAGTGGTTATAGTCGCCGTAGGCTTTCTTGGCCACGTCCATGACGTCGCATGCCTTTTGGAACAAGGCCTTGCCTTTGGAGATCTGCGACTGTTCTTCCTTGATTTTCTGGTCCAGATCGACAGGACGGACCTTGAGGCCTGTTTTATCATCGATAGGCTTGTCATTATTTGCGGTCGGGACGTTTAGCTCCTTATACTCCGTGAAATTCAGCGTATAGTAAATGTCCCGGCTGCCGTCCTGCTCCCAGTACGAAAATTCCATGATGCCGCACATCATATTGACCGGGGAATCTGTGATGATGACCCGGACTGCCTTTCTTGTGGCCTTCCACTCTGTCAGCTTTTCGACGCATGACGACGGGTCCATATAGTCACCGACGACAAAAGGATAATCGTGAGTGAGCGACGGAAAAAAGCCGGAGAAGGAAAGAGTCCTAGCTTTCGGCATCCCGAACACCAGGGCTTCCCCTACCTGTGTGATATCAACGACCTTGTTTTTCTGGCCGTCGCCAACAGTATACTTCGCCGGCGTGACCGGCAGGATGAGTTTCCCTGTCGGCCCTTCGATGATGATTTCCCGCTTCAGCCCGGCCCCTCCACCACTAGAAAAGATGGCTGAAAGGACCTGTATGGTATTTCCTAACCCTCCCAGGCTCATCAATAACCACCTCCGTAGTTGATATGGCCCTGTGAAATCAGTTTCGCCAGTTTATAGGCGATACGGTCAATGTCGGCCTCTTCGCGGACATAGAAGGTATTGCCTTTGATGACGACCGGGCCACTGCCAGACGACTGTCTGCTTTCCAGTTCGGCTTGAATCATTCGCTCTGTTGTGGCGTGTGGATAGATACGGCTTCCCTGCGGCAGGTCGACGATTTCGCCGCCCCGTTCGTTGATTTCCGTCCAGCCGCCGGCGTAAAATGACGCGCCAGTCGCATGGCCGGAGAAGATACTAGGGATGCTGAAGGAAAAAGAGCTGGCCGAGGAACGTATATCCGCTATAGTGCTCTGTAAATTGCTCCATGCACTCTGTGCACGTTCCGAAAGCGGTCCCCATACATTCTCTTCAAACCATCCCGTTACGCCGTCCCAGGCCGCCTCAGCTTCATCCTTGGCCGATTGGAAGGCACTGGCAATATTGCTTTCCATGGACGACGCGCCGCTACTGATTTCTTCCCAGGTTGTCCCGGCCGATTCTTCCAGTTCGGCCAGATATCCGCCAGCGGCGTCTTTCGCATCGGCAAAGGTCTGGCTCCACTCCGCGTTCTTTTCATCGGCTACCTGACAAATCATATCCCAGGAGTCGACGCCGGATTGCTTGATGCTCTCCCAGGTATCCGCCCCGGACTGTTTGATGCCTTCCCAGGAGTCAGCCATATACTGATGCAGTTCGGCCTGTTTCCCGGTAAGCCAGTCATCGGTATCACTCATTGATTGGCGGATACCTTCAAAGGTACTGGTTATAGTCGGCCCCAGTTGAGCAAAGGTCTGGCTCCACTCGGCGTTCTTTTCGTTGATGACCTGGCTAAAGGAATCCCAGTTGATGCTCTGGAAGGCTTCGGCCAGTTTCTGGCCGAGCATATCACCGCCGATACCTCCGGCGATGCCGCCCACGATTGCGCCGGCCGCTGTACCAACGACAGGGACTGCTGAGCCTACCGAGGCACCAAATGCGGCCCCGGCTTTCATACCGGCAAAACCGCCAGCCAGGCCAGCCGCATCCCGTCCCGCTGTAGACAGCTTTTCCCCTTCCGGGGCATAAGCTACATCAAGAGCGGTTCCACCTAATGCGATAGCCGACCCAATCCATGGCACCCTTTTCGCCCAGCTGCTGAGCCGGGCGCCCCATCCGGATTTCGGAGTCCCTTTGGGAGTTCCTTCCGGGACCGGAACCGGCGCGTTCGTCGGTGGTGCCGAAGTAGGCGCCGTGGTCGGTGCCCCTTTGCTGTTGATGATGACGTTCGTCGCCGTGACGACCATATCCTTCACGGACGACGTGCTGGGAAGCCCATTCCCGCCGGTCGGCGTACCGCCCGGGAGATTCTTCGGGATGCCCTGGATGACGTCTTTGACCTTCATGGCCAGGTTGTAAATCTTTTTCAACCCAACGGCCAAGGCCCCGCCTGCCAGTACCGACCCGATACCGTCGAAGGCCAGGAATTTATCTTTCAAATCCTTGATGCCCTCCCCAATTAGGGACAAGATAGAGCGTATACCAAGGCCATTCTTTTCTACGTTCCCGCTAAAGTGGCTCAAGAGCTTATCTGCTTCTTGGACGAAGCTCCGCAGGCCGTTCTCCCCTTTGCCGTCCATAATCAGTATCTGAAGATTCTCCCAAGACCCAGACAGCTGCTCAATGTCGCCACGCAGGTTATCCATCTTGGTTTCGGCCACACCAGATGCAGTAAAACGCTTCATGGCAGCCGTCATTTTATCAATACCTTCAGCACCATCTTGGGCTAAGAAAGTAGCTGCCCGAATGGCATCGGACCCAAATATAGTATATAATGCCGCTTGTTTCTGCTCGGCAGTCATGCCTTGCAAGGATTTTTTCAGGGTTTCAGCCACTTCTCTCATAGGCTTTAACTTGCCCGTAGCATCAAAGAACTTGTTTGAGCCATCTTCTGACATAAGCCCTAACCGTTGGAAATCTTTAGCTGCCTGATCTGTTTGAGGGACCAGACGAGAAAGCATCGTTTTTAAAGAAGTACCAGCGTCAGAGCCAAGCAACCCATTTTTAGCAAATAGTGCCAACGTCGCATTTGTATCCTCAAAGGACACCCCCATCGACTTGGCCCCGGCTGCAGCTTCGGCCATAGCATATGACATTTCATGTACATTGGTTGCCGAGGCATTGGCCGCGCCGGTAAGGATGTCGGCTGCGTGGGATGCATCGTTTAAATCAAAGACATTCATCATAATTGACATAGTCTTTGCGGCTTCTGGCAGGCTCAAATCCCCAGCTGTTGCAAGGTCAAGTGCAGCTTTCGTTGCGCCATTTAAGACCTCTTGCAGGCTAAGGCCCGCTTTTAAAAGCTCAGCCATGCCATTTGCAACATCCACGTCCCCGAACGCAGTGGCTTGCCCCAATTCCATAGCTTTGTTCTTAACGGCATCCATTACAGCTTCGGCATCTTCACCTGCAGGCACTAAGGCTTTTACTCCAGAAAGTGCTGCACTGAAATCCATACTGGTTTTCAATGTGTCATAAATACCGAAGCCGATACCAGCACCGGCCAACATCTGAGCGCTCGTTCCTAGCAACATGCCGTTGGCCACACTGCCAGCTTTGTCTTTCAAACCGTTTAGACTGCCATTCTGTTTGATATTAAGGGCAACTGTGTATGTTTTCCCCTTGAGTCCGTTCAGCTCTGTCTTGACCTTCTGAATCTTTGCTGTAGCATCGTCCTTGGCGCGGATAGTCGCTTCGTAGATGCCGCGGATGCCCTGGAAGGCCCGCTTGGCACGGTCCGCCTGCCCGGCCGCTTTGACAGCCGCTGTGCCGGCTTTTCCCATCCCGGCGGCGGCCGCATCCGAAGCGCTCCCCGTGTTTTTCATGGTTTCCGTCAAGCCCTTGAAGCCGGACCTTGCTTTATTGACCTGCGCCGTAAACTGGTCCTTGAGTTCCAGCGTAGCGCTCAAAACATAGTTGCTCACAGCCTAACGGCCCCCTTTCTTCAATGGCAGCGTCGCCAAATCCAATTCACGCTGCTGCTCCAGGCAGACAGCCTCATAGCAGAAAATCTTTTCCAACCGGTTCAAGCCGAAGAAATAGTCCAGTCGATGCCCACGGAGGACCAGGGCGGCCGCCGTGGCCGCTTCCCAGTCCTCTTGGATTAGTTTTTTACGTCTTCATGGACCTTCGATTCGATGTCTTTCCCATAGCCGGACAGCTGGGAAATCTTGCGGGCAATGGCCGGAATCTCGCCGGCATCGAACAATTTGTCGATGATGTCCGTCGGTTCGACGCAGCCATAGGCCTGCTGCAGGGTGGCGTCCCTCAAGTTCGGTTCGACGACGGTCTGCAAGATGCAGTATTCGTCGGAGCCGTCGGTGATGGCCATGATTTCGGCCATGAGGCCTTTCGTGATTTTCTTGACCGTCAGCTTGCCGACGCTGGTGTCGAGGTCGAAGGTTTCCTGTTTCTTCTGTTCGATTTTGTCTTTCTGGTTAATTAATTCCTGAATGCTAACTGCCATAGTATGTTCTCCTCCTATTCAACGGTTTCCGTAAATGCAGCGTCTTCCGGCGTGAAGCCGAAGGGGTATTCTTTTTCGATGACTTTCCCTTTTTCAAAATTCATGAGCGACAACTTGTTGAACCAGACGTTATCAAGCGTGATGCGCTCTTTCTGGGCGTCAATCATATCCGGATCTTCGACCAGGCCGACCAGCGTCGTACGCGGGTCATGGCCGCTCTTCCAGTCTTCCAGGTACTTATTCAGATTCCGGTTGATGACGCTCTTGATTTTGAGCGTCCCCGTACCTTTGAGGGATACGATCTTACTGTCTACACTGTTCCCGATAAGCACATCTTCACGGTTCGGCTCGACGTCGACTTCGAATGATTCAATTTCAAAGATGAGTTCGCCTTCCCACCATAATTTCCCGTGGGAGCCGTTCCAGCGCCGGTTGCCGCGATATTTTACGTCATATTCGCTTCTTGCCATTTGTTAGGCCTCCTTACAGTGTGAAATCAATCTTCAAGTTTTCCATAGCATCCACAAAGCGGATGTCACCGACCAGGGCCAGCGTATCGCCGGTATTGTACTGGCGGATTTCCATGACCGACATGGTCGTCGGGTCATCACCATGGAGTTTTGCGTAATTGCTCTGCCAGGTCGTGTTGATGTCGACCGTGTTAGGCGCATCGGCATCCAGCACATTGCCCTTGATTTCCGAGAAATAGACCAGGATGGCCGAAATGAAGAGCATTTTGTGGTTGTAGTCGTTGATGACCTTGCCCACGTAATACTTCTTGAAGGTATCGCGGATGTCATCGGTGACCATGTCGATGCCTTCGATGATCTTGATTTTCCGGAACTCTTCGCCTTTATCTGTAGTGAAGGTCGTCAGGCTGTTGCAGGCGCGGGCAATCTTGACGCCGTCGCCATCCTGCTCGTCAATGAGGAGCAGTTCGCCCTGGTCAATCAGTGTATCGATGTCTTCATAGACTTCGACGCTTTCGACTTCGGTCAGCTTGAAGTACGTGGCACTGCGGTCCAGAGCCAGGCCAGCCAAAATGCCGGCGATACGAGCCGTATACTGCAAGGCCGTGTACGTCGTATAGACCGGATTGCCGGAGCTGTCTGTATCGGGCTGCACTTTAATGTTATTTGTGCAGAAATTGACAATCCCTTCATGGTCTGCGTCCTGGCCGGACAATACGGCCTTGAAGGTTTTATGCTTGTTGCTGCGCTGTGCCTTAATCCAAGACGCCAAGTCTTGCTGTTCCTGCACCGAAGCAGTCGGTGCGCAGAGCCAGTTCCATTTGATGTTGGTCAGCATCTTGAGGACATTGGCCTGGGTCTTCGTAGCGCCGTCGACATTGGTATTCGGCAGCGTGTAGACCAGGATGCGGAGCGGCGTGCCGAGCAGGCATTTCTTGATAAGGTCCACGTTTTCATCCGTAAGGCCTGTATCCGGGATGTCGGAAACGTCGCGGATAGTGTAATTATGGATTTCGTCTTTGACTTCGTTGTGCAGGATCATCGCTACAATACCGCGGGCACTGCGCTTGATAGCCGTCGTCCCCTTGGTACGGAAATTGATGATAATCTGCGGCATGCCGAACAATTCCTGTTCATTTGCCATATGCTATTCCCCTTCCGTTTGATTGAGCTTGTTGATTTCCAGTTCCAGGTGCTGGGCCAGTTCATACTGGATGCGGCCGGCATCCTCAAAGTTGTCACGGAAATCAAGATTGAAAATATAGTGCAGGATGTCATCGACAATGGTCATCTCTGCGTCGAGAATCGTAATATGCCGGTCCTTGACGGCCAGGACAGGGCGGAAAACCTTGTCCAGGGCATCGGCTACCTCGAAGACAGCCGTGCGGCTCACGCGTCCCATAGCGTCTTTCGGATGGATATAGGTAATGTCCACCTGAATCAGCCGGTCGCTGAACAGGTCGTCCACGGTCGTGGCCGTCGGCATGAACTCGACATAAAAATAAGGTGCATCCGATTTCTCGACATTATCGAAATGCACCTTATAGTCTTTGAAGTTTTGATTGAGTACGGCCACGATGGCCGCTTTTATCTCGCGGAGCGTCATCATTCGTCCAACACCGCCTTTATGATGGCATCGGCATCATCCCGGAACGTCTTTTCTGCTTGCAGCATCCCTCGATGGAGCATCTTACTTCCCTTCACGAAACCTTTGCCACCACGCGTCCGGTGCCCATACTCGACATGTGCAGCATATTCAACGTTATTATAGACCTCAGCTTTACCCTGCACGGCCCGTGACCGTTTCCAGCCGCCTTTCAGTCGGCCGCCGTTAACCATTCTTACAGGTGTATTATCCTGGACTTTGCCTCGGATGACTTCTGCTTCCTGGGAGACGAACTGGTTCATCTTTCTGGCTCCCTGTTCCTCGATTTTGGCTAATCGCTCATCGAAGGCATCGAAGCCACCAAAATGCATTCCCATTACGCCTCATCCTCTCTGCGGACGCTGATTTCCTGATGGTCCGGATACTTGAAAGCCTTCGCGGCATTGAGCGTAAAGGTTTGGCCGACATGCACGATGACTAGGACATCGTTCGGCAAAATGTTGTATTCCGGATCCAGGCAGATGCGCAGGTCCGTCTTTAGATAGAACTCCCGCGGATTCTGACCGCTCTGCAGCTCCTTGCCGTATTGCGTCAGATGGCACGGAAGTTCCTGGTAGATGGCCTGCATCGTATAATTATCGGCTCCGTCGTCGTCTTTCACAGCCTGCTGCCGGTACACGGTGACGCGGTCTTTATACATGTATTTCATGAGCAGATTCTTGCATCGGTTCCATGGTATCGTCATACGAGCCACCTGACTTTTCGATACGGTGCAAGACAAGCTTTAAAAGATTGCAGATCCGCGTCGGTTTGACTTCCCGATTGTGTCATATCTGACACGGCAAATTGGAACTTCGTATCGTTCTGTTCCAGGCTTTTCAATGCTCCCTGTCGTCCTCCATTCGCCTTATCTTCCAGCCATTGAGATATGTAATCCGTTGCTGTATAGATCAGCGTCTTAGGGAAATCATCCCGGTTGCAATAATCCAGGACAAAACCGACGAATTTGTTTGCATACATCGTAAGAGCTGCGTCCTCTGCCGGCTCGCCACGGATATTTTGTACATTAGCAATAATGAGCGTTACCGCTTCATCTGCCGTTACACACTGCAT